CTGCCCGTTCGGCCGGATGTCCACCCCATAGTCCCTGAGAAACTCCACCGTAGTCGCCATCGCGAAACTCCCGCCCAATCTCCATCAGGCGCGAAATCTCAGGTCACGTGAAAATGCGGAAGGTGGGGCACAGGCGACGCTTACCCAGCAGGACAATCTGGCGGACATGATCGGCAAGGATCGAGGATCCAAGCCGCCACTCTTGCTGGGCACCGGCAATCCGAGGGCCAAGCTGAACGAAGACTTGGTCAGACGCGCCTTCCGACTCCGGGAGAACGGCGCCTCCACCTACCGCATCGCGCATGAGCTCGGCGTCAGCCGTCCGGCGATTTGCTCGGTTCTCAACAGAAAAACATGGAGGCATGTGGATGTCCGGACTTCCAATCATATCGGCTGATCAACGACTTGCAGAGCCCAGAGGTATCAAGGGCTGTATCTTCGGGGTCAGCGGAATTGGCAAAACGTCGCTCCTCTGGACCCTGAACGCATCGACGACCCTGTTCATGGATCTCGAGGCGGGCGATCTCGCAATTGAGGGCTGGGCGGGCGACAGCATCCGGCCGCGAACCTGGACGGAATGCCGGGATTTCGCGGTGTTCATCGGCGGGCCGAACCCGGCGCTCCGCGACGAGCAGCCCTACAGCCCGGCGCACTATAAGGCAGTCTGCGACCGCTTCGGCGATCCGGCCGCGCTCGACCGCTACGACACGATCTTCGTGGACTCGATCACCGTGGCGGGGCGGCTGTGCTTCGGCTGGTGCAAGGGCCAGCCCGAGGCGCTTTCGGAGAAGACCGGCAAGCCGGATGTGCGCGGGGCCTACGGGCTTCACGGACGCGAGATGATCGGCTGGCTCACGCATCTCCAGCACACGCGGGCGAAGAACGTCTGGTTCGTCGGGATCCTCGACGAGAAGCTCGACGACTTCAATCGCAAGGTGTTCCAGCCGCAGATCGATGGCTCGAAGACCGGGCTGGAGCTGCCGGGGATCGTCGACGAGGTGATCACCATGGCCGAGCTTAAGGCCGATGGCGATCCCTATCGCGCCTTCGTCTGCCACACGATCAACCCCTGGGGCTTTCCCGCCAAGGACCGCTCCGGCCGGCTGGATCAGGTCGAGGAGCCTCACCTCGGCCGCCTGATGACAAAGATCCGCGCCCCCGTCGCGCCAGCGCCCAAGCGCCTGACCTACACCCCGCCACCCGCCGACCCGGCGGCTGACGCCCCATCCCAACCGCAATCCTGATCAGAAAAGGAGGTTCCCCATGGGTTCCTGGAACGATTTCAACGACGCGCAAAGCAACACCAACCTGATCCCCAAGGGCACGCTGGCCAAGGTGCGCCTGACCATCCGCCCCGGCGGTTTCGATGATGCCTCGCAGGGCTGGACCGGCGGCTATGCCGCGCGCGGCTCGACCGGGGCTGTCTATCTGAACGGCGAATTCACCGTGACCGAGGGCCAGTACGCCCGGCGCAAGATCTTCACCCTGATCGGGCTCTACAGCCCGAAGGGGCCCGACTGGGCCAACATGGGCCGCAGCCTCGTGCGCGGCATGCTGAACTCGGCGCGCGGGATTTCCGACAAGGACATGTCGGCGGAGGCGCAGGCGGCGCGGCGGATCAACGGCTTTGCCGATCTCGACGGGATCGAGTTCATCGCCCGCATCGACATCGGCACCGACGCCAGCGGCGACGACAAGAACGAGATCCGCAGCGCGGTCACGCCGGATCATCGCGATTACCCGCAGGTCATGGGGACGGCGGCGCTGCAGTTCGGCGGACAGAGTGCAGCCGGACATGCCCCGCAGCAGCCCACCCCTGCGGCAGCGGCACATCAGCCCAGCCAGCCCGCGTCCGCCCCCGGCGCCGCCGGTCGGCCGAGCTGGGCGCAGTAAGGGGGAGACCGGCCATGCGCCTGCGCCCCCGCCAGAAGACCTTCGTCGAGCGCAGCGTGGCTGCGCTCGCTTCCCGCGGCAACACGCTGGGCGTGGCGCCCACCGGCGCGGGCAAGACCATCATGCTCTCGGCGGTCACTGGCGAGATGATCGGCGACGGCGCCAGGGCCTGCGTGCTGGCGCATCGCGACGAGCTGACCGCGCAGAACCGCTCCAAGTTCCAGCGCGTGGTGCCGGGCGTCGCCACCTCGGTGATCGACGCCACGGAGAAGTCCTGGGGCGGCCAGGTCGCCTTCGCCATGGTGCCGACGCTGGCGCGGGCCTCGAACCTCGCCGACATGCCGCGCCTCGACCTGCTGGTCGTCGACGAGGCGCACCATGCCGTCGCCGACAGCTACCGCCGCATCATCGACCGCGTGCGCGAGGCCAATCCCGACGCCCGCATCTTTGGGGTCACGGCCACGCCGAACCGGGGCGACAGGAAGGGCCTGCGCGAGGTCTTCGACAATGTCGCCGACCAGGTGCGGCTGGGCGAGCTGATCGCCTCGGGCCACCTCGTGCCGCCGCGCACCTTCGTCATCGACGTGGGCGTGCAGGACGAGTTGCGCTCGGTCCGCAAGACGATGTCGGATTTCGACATGGCGGAGGTGGCGGGCATCATGGACCGCGCCCCCGTCACCGACGAGGTGATCCGCCACTGGAAGGAAAAGGCGGGCGACCGTCAGACCGTGGTGTTCTGCTCCACCGTCGCCCACGCCGAGCACGTCACCGAGGCGTTCAGGGCGGCGGGCGTTTCCGCCGCGCTGATCCACGGCGATCTGGCGGCCGAGACCCGCAAGGCGATCCTCGCCGACTACGCCGCGGGGGACATCCGCGTCGTGGTCAACGTGGCGGTGCTGACCGAGGGCTGGGACCATCCGCCCACCTCCTGCGTCGTGCTGCTGCGCCCCAGCTCCTACAAGTCCACCATGATCCAGATGGTCGGGCGCGGGCTGCGCACCGTCGATCCCGAGGAACACCCCGGCATCGTGAAGATCGACTGCATTGTACTCGACTTCGGGACGTCGAGTCTCACGCACGGCACGCTGGAACAGGATGTCGATCTCGACGGCCGCGTTCCGACGCCGGGGGAAGCCCCCACGAAGCTCTGCCCCGAATGCAAGGCCGAGATCCCGATCGCGGTCACCGAATGCCCGATCTGCGGGTGCGAGTTGCCGCGTGAAGGCGGGGAGCCAATCGACAGTATCGTCATGACCGAGCTCGATCTTCTCGAGCGATCGAGTTTCGCGTGGGTGGACCTGTTCGGCGACGACGCCGCGCTGATGGCCAACGGCTTTCACGCCTGGGGCGGCGTGTTCTTCCTCGAGGGCCGCTGGCACGCGGTCGGGGGCGCCAAGGGCAAGGCGACGCGGCTCCTGAGCGTGGGCGAGCGCATCGTCTGTCTCGCGCAGGCCGACGACTGGCTGAACACCCATGAGACCGACGAGAGCGCCTTCAAGTCCAAGGGCTGGCTGAAGCAGGACGCGACGGAAAAGCAGCTGAATTGCCTGCCGCCGGAGTTCCGGCGCGATTACGGCCTGACGCGCTATCGCGCCTCCGCGCTGATCTCGTTCCAGTTCAACAAGCGCGACATCCGGCGCCTCGTCACGGCGGCCGAGCCCGAGCGGAGGGCGGCGTGAGCCATGTCGCGCAAGTCCCATCCCCGCCCGCAGCGCCTGCGGATTGCCCGGAGCGTATTCGGCTCTGGCACCCGCGCCTCAAGCCCTGCGCCGTCTGTCTGCGCCCCGCGCGCGGCTTCGGTTTCTTCAACCCCAACAAACCCCGCCCCCGCGAATACCGCTGGTTCTGCTCGATGCACTGCCAGGCGTTCTTCGCGGCCCGCCACCGGAAAGGACTGACCATGCAGGGAACGACCGATGAAGAACGCCTCGCCATAGCGATGGTGATGAAGCGGCTGGGTCAGACAATGGACCTGATCGGCTGGGACAAGCGGCTGCGCGATCTCACCGAAACCGATGTCACCGCCCTGATTGAGGAGGTGCTGGAAGGTTACGGCGCCGAGATGTCGCGCATCGCCGCCGGGAGCGAGGTGCCGTTCTGATGTTGGATTTCAACCCGCGCCCCTCCATGGCCGAGCGGATCAACGCGCTGGTCGACGCGGCGCTGATCGCCGAGCGGGACGCCACGCCGCCCCGGACCTATCTCGGCGCATCCCGTCTCGGGCATGCCTGCGAACGCGCGCTGCAGTTCGAGTTCGCGGGTGCGCCCAAGGATGATGGCGTGGATTTCGGCGGCCAGACCCTGCGGATCTTCGAGATCGGACATCAACTCGAGGATCTGGCGATCCGCTGGCTGCGGGCGGCGGGGCTCGACCTCTACACCCGCAAGGGCAACCGCCCCGATGGCGAACAGTTCGGCTTCTCTGTCGCGGGCGGCCGCATCCGTGGCCATGTCGACGGGATCATCGCCGGCACCCCGGCCGCGCTCGGTCTTCGCACCCCGGCGCTCTGGGAGTGCAAGACGATGAACGCGAAGAACTGGCGGGCCTGCGTCAAGGACGGGGTTGCTGTCTCCAAGCCGGTCTACGCCGCTCAGATCGCCATCTACCAGGCCTACATGGAGCCTTCGGTGCCGGGGATATCGGCCGCACCGGCGCTGTTCACAGCGATCAACAAGGACACGGCCGAGCTGCATCACGAGCAGGTCGCCTTCGATGCCGATCTGGCGCAGCGCATGTCCGACCGCGCGGTGCGGATCCTGCAGGCCACCGACGCGGGCGAGCTGCTGCCCCGCATCGCCGCCAACCGCGACTTCTTCGAATGCCGGTTCTGCGCCCATGCCGAACGGTGCTGGGGGTTGGCGGCATGAGTGACGACAAGATCATCCACTTCAACCCGTGGCGGGATTTCAACGACGCGGCGCCGCTGCCCGATCCCTTCGCCGTGGAACCGGACCCTGCGCAGATCGCGCGCTTCGTCGACGTGGTCTTCGGCTATTCCGAGGGACTGATCCCTGTCCGTGGCTTCGTGGACAAGGGTCAGGGCAAGGACGGCCGGCCCCACAACATCTGGATCGACGCGAACGGCGCGGCGCCCGACAAGCTCGCCACCTTCGCCGCCTGGGGCGCGCGCGAGGGCGCGGCGGTCTATGTCATTCCCGGCACGGTGGCGGAAACCGGACAGGCGCGTGCCGCCGATGTCCTGCAGATGCAGAGCGTCGTCGTCGATCTGGACGCAGGCGACATCCCAGCCAAGCTCGATCACCTCGTCCACCATATCGGGCGACCGACGCTGATCGTCGAGAGCGGCGGGCGCACAGCCGATGGCGCGACCAAGCTCCACGTCTGGTGGAAGCTGACCGAGCCCGCCGACGGCGCCGAACTCGCGCGGCTTTGCCAGTTGCGGGGCGATATCGCGCTCAAGGTCGGCGGCGACATGCATTTCCGCTCGGCGCACCAGCCGATCCGCGTGCCCGGCACGGTCTATCACAAGGGCGGCCAGGAACGGCTCGTCCTGATCCGGGAAGCCAGCGATCTCGAGTTCGATCTGGCCGACATGCTCGAGCGCGCGGGCGAGATGCCGCCCATGCCTGGCGTCGGCATGGCGACGGCCGAGCCGCGCGAGAAACCCGGCGTGGACGCAGCCCTGATCACGCCGGTCCGCGAGGGCGGCCAGGATGCCTGGACGCGGTTCGAAGGCGTCAGCATGGCCATCGGCCACTATGTCCGCATGGCGCATGAGGGGCGGATGAGCCGGGAGGAAGCCTGGCGCGCGATCGGCGAATACAACGCGGCGATGATCCGGCCGAGCTGGCCGGAAGACCGTCTCTGGGTCGAATACGAGCGGCTCTGGGCGCTGCACATCGCGAGGAACGGCCCGCCGCTCATTCGGAACGACGGCGCTCCTGCGGCAAGGGAGATCGCCACCTTCACCTTGGGGGCGCTGCTGGACGACGGCACGCCGATGCCCGACGACATCATCGGCCCGCGCGTCCTGACCCCGGGCGGCATGCTGGTGCTGGGCGGCGCACCCAAGGTTGGCAAGAGCGATCTCGTCATCAGCTGGCTGGTGCACATGGCTGCCGGTGTGCCGTTCCTTGGCTTCACGCCGCCACGGCCGCTGCGCGTGTTCTATCTCCAGGCCGAGATCCAGTACCATTATCTGCGCGAGCGCATGCAGCAGATTGGCCTGCCGCCCGAGGTGATGGCCGCCGCCCGCGAAAATCTTGTTGTCACGCCGAAGCTGAAACTGCTCCTCGATGAGGGTGGCAGCCCGCTGGTCGCGCAGGCGATCCAGCAGGCGTTCCCGGCCGAGCCCGTCGACATCCTGTGCATCGACCCGATCCGCAACCTGTTCGACGGCGGACCTGACGGCGGTGGCGAGAACGACAACGCCGCGATGATGTTCTTTCTCAAGGACCGGGTCGAGGTGCTGCGCGACCACGTGAACCCCGACTGCGGGATCATCCTGATTCACCACACCAAAAAGCTGAGCAAGCATCAGGTGAAGGAGGATCCGTTCCTCGCGCTCTCGGGCGCCAGCGCCCTGCGGGGCTTCTACACCTCCGGGCTGATCCTGCACCGCCCCGACGAGGACGCGTCTGAGCGCAAGCTGGAGATTGAGCTGCGCAACGGCCCCGCGCTGCCCTCGAAGCTGATCGACAAGGTGCGCGGCCAATGGGTCCAGATCAACCCGATGAACGAGCGCCTCGTGCGCGCCGAGGTGGGCGCAAAGCATGACGCCGAGCGCATGCGCAAGAACGACGTCATCCTCGGTCTGCTCTACGAGGAGGCGCGGCGCGGCAAGCTCTACACCTTCGCCCAGTTTTCCGAGGCATTCGAGAATACCGGGGGGCTCGGCGGGCGGACCATCGTCCACGACCGGCTCAGCGTTCTCGCCACCAAGGGCAAGGTCAAGTTCATCCGCGGCCCCGCCGCCACGCGCATCGGCCTGGCCGCTGAGCGGAGCAAATACGGCTATCTCTGCGTCGAGGGAATGCTGTTTGGCACGGGCGGCGAGACCGTCGATCCCGACACGGGCGAGGTCACGCCGGAGCTGATCCCGGCGCTGCCCAGCCACTACAAATGCCCGCAGACCGGGGCCGTCCTGCCCGTCGAGAACCCCTCCGTCTGGGTCTATCAGGAGGAGGACGAAGCATGAAAACTCACGCCGTTCCCCGCCGCGAATTCTGGCTCCGCAGCCCCGGATTCTGGGCAGAATCCGCGAATTCTGCTCCCCGCGCGAATTCTGGATTCTGGCTTTTCCGATTTGATTTCAGTGGCTTGGAAGGTGCTTTCCAGAATCCGGAAGGGCCTTTCCGAATTCTAGTCAGGATTCTGGAAGTTCTGTTTCGGATCAATGCGTTGGAGCAGATTTCAGAATTCGGAAAACGCCCCCCTAAAGGGGTAGGTGACCTCCCCGCCAAGCGCGGGAGGGTCACCACCTACCCCTGGGCGATCTCAAAGGCTGGATGTCCCGCCCGTCACCCCATCGAGCAGCAACCCGGAAAGGAGCCGATCATGGCCCACGTATCTCTGAACCCGACACCCATGAGCGCCCCGTTCCCCGGCGTGCCTGTCGTTCTCGCCCTCGATCTCGGCACCACGACCGGGTGGGCCCTGCAGGCGTCTGATGGCCTGATCACCAGCGGCACGGTGTCGTTCCGGCCCAGCCGATACGATGGCGGCGGCATGCGCTACCTGCGGTTCCGGGGCTGGCTCGACCAGCTGGCGCACGACGCCGGAGCCATCACCGCCATCCATTTCGAGGAGGTGCGCAGGCATGTCGGCACCGACGCGGCGCATGTCTATGGCGGGCTGCTCGCCACGCTGACGTCATGGGCGGAGACTGCGGGCGTCGCCTATCAGGGCGTGCCGGTCGGCACCATCAAGCGCCACGCCACCGGCAAGGGCAACGCGAACAAGGACGCCATGATGGCGGCCGCCCGGGCGCGCGGGTTCACCCCGGCCGACGACAACGAGGCCGACGCCATCGCGATCCTGCTCTGGGCGCTGGAGACCCGGGGAGGTGTGCAATGAGCGGCATGCGGTTCACGCCCAAGGGTTACGGCGGGCGCCGCCGCAACCCCGACGAGGTCAAGCGCGACGGCTGGAAGGAACAGGGCCTGCTGGCCGTCGCCATCGACGACGACCGCCTGACCTGGCCCGAACGAGAGCTGGTACGCCAGCTCGGCGAGCGGCTCTACGGCAAGCGGGAACGGGAGGCGCGCCATGGGTGAGTGGACCACAGCACAGGTGCGGGATCGGCTGGAGCTTGCGGCGGGCGTGATGCGGCAGATGCCGGGCGTGATGCCGCAGGGCTTCTTCAACGCATGGCCCGAGTATTTCCACAGCTTCGCCGACAAGGTCGGTCAGGAACCGCAGATGCGTCGCCCGAGGCCCAGCCCGCGTCAGATCACGCAGGCCGAGGAGGCGATGCTCTGGCTGCGCTGGCTGGAGCCCGAGGATGGGCGCCTTGTCTGGACCCGCGCCGACGGAATGGCGTGGAAGCCGATCTGCTGGCAGTTCGGCCTGTCGCGCACGGCCGCGACCAAGCGCTGGCAGTACGGCCTTGCGGTGATCACCTGGCGGCTGAACGGTCGCGTGCCGTCGCCCCGTCGGTCGCAGCAGTTCGTCATCGAAAACGCCAATCGCCTGTCAAGAAAAATCGTCCTCTGAGGAAATTTTCGGGTGTACATCGCAGGCCCTTACACATTTCGACGAGGCCGTTAGAAAACGAATATGCTCGGGAGAGGAGCGCGCAGGCAGAGGCCGCGCCGCTGGCTTCCGGGGTCCAGCGAAGGGTCCAGCCGGGGCCCAATGGGCTAACCCATTGAGTTCGCGGTTCCTTCTGCGCGACATTCGTATGCTGGCGGGCGAAGCGCGGCACATCGCTAGCGACAGGGCCGGATTTTTGGGAAGCCAGCCGGAAGCCACCGCCGCCTGAACTCAGCTGAAACACTGCAAAATCAAACCCTTGAAGCTGGACACCCCTGGTGGCCGCTGGACCCCGCGTGGAGTCCAGTCTGGACCCCGGAGTCCGGAAAATAGGGGTATCCACCCTGATCCGAGGAATGACCCGCCGATGACGCTTAGCTTTGCCCCGGATCGGATCGAGATGTGGCCGCTGGCGAGGCTGCAGCCTTATGCTCGCAATGCCAAGACGCATGGTGCCGATCAGGTCGCCAAGATCGCCGCCAGCATGGCCGAGTTCGGCTGGACTGTGCCCTGCCTCGTCGCCGAGGACGGCGAACTGATCGCCGGGCACGGGCGCGTGCTGGCCGCGACGCAGCTCGGGCTGACCGAAGCGCCGGTGATCGTGCTCGGTCACCTCACCGAGGCGCAGCGGCGGGCATACCGGATCGCGGACAACAAGCTGACCGAACTCGGCACTTGGGACGAGGCGCTGCTGTCGGCGGAACTGAACGACCTGCTGGCTGAAGATTTCGACCTGTCGCTGGTCGGGTTCTCCGATGGCGAGTTGGACAAGCTGCTGGCCTACGTCGCGGAAGACGACGGTGAAGTAGGTGGCGCCGGGGGCTCCGTGCCGCCGGTGACCATCCCCGAACCCCCTCGCAATCCTGCGTCGCGCATTGGCGATCTCTGGATCCTCGGCGACCATCGCCTCCTGTGCGGTGACAGCACCAGCGCGGCCGACGTGCGCCGCCTGATGAACGGCGAGCGGGCGATCCTGTTCGCGACGGACCCGCCGTATCTCGTCGACTACGACGGCTCGAACCACCCGACCCGCAACAAGGATTGGTCTGCCTCCTACGGCACGACCTGGGACGACAGTTCGCAGGGGGCCGATCTCTACGACGGCTTCATCGCTGCAGCCGTGGCCGAGGCGATCGCCGAGGACGCCGCCTGGTACTGCTGGCACGCCTCCCGCCGCCAGGCGATGCTGGAAGCCTGCTGGGAAAAGGCCGGGGCCTTCGTGCATCAGCAGATCATCTGGGTGAAGGACCGCGGGGTTCTTACCCGGTCGCACTACCTCTGGAAGCACGAACCCTGTTTCATGGGCTGGCGTCGTCCGAACCGCCCGCCCAAAGTGGCCGAGGAAACCCCGCCGTCGACATGGGCGCTGCCCAGCTTTGCCAAGGATGACAGGCCCGACCATCCGACGCCGAAGCCGCTCGACGCCTTCGGGATCCCGATGCGCCAGCATGTGGCGCGGGGCGGCCTTTGCTACGAGCCATTCTCGGGGTCCGGTTCGCAGATCATGGCGGGCGAGGCCAATGGCCGCCGCGTCTTCGCGATGGAGATCAGCCCGGCCTATGTCGATGTCGCCGTCGAACGCTGGCAGGCCGAAACCGGCCGCGATGCGATCCTCGACGGGGACGGCCGGACCTTCGCGGCCGTGAGAACCGAGCGGCTGGCGGAAAGCACGGCCGAACCTGAAACCTTCCCCGAACCCGCCGCGTGACATGCATGACCTGGCTCTACATTCCACCGGACGCGCTTCCGGAACGGCAGACGCATGCCTCTTCGGCCTCTCCCTCTGCTCCGGAGCAGGCGGGCTGGACCTCGGGCTCACGATCGCCATCCCCGGATATCGTGCTGTGGGCCATGTCGAACGGGAGACCTTCGCCGCAGCCACTCTCGTGGCGCGGATGGAGGACGCGTCCCTGGATCAGGCTGTTGTCTGGGACGACGTTGGAACCTTCGACGGCCGCCCATGGCGCGGCGCGGTGGATATCGTCACTGCGGGCTATCCGTGCCAGCCGTTCTCTGTCGCAGGCAAACGCCGGGGCGCGGACGACCCGCGCCACCTCTGGCCGCATGTTGCCCGCATCATCGGAGAGGTCCAGCCGCACTTCGTCTTCCTCGAAAATGTCGCCCATCATCTCCGCCTCGGCTTCCCCGAAGTCGCTGCAGGACTGGTCGGCATGGGCTACAAGCTTGCGGCAGGCCTCTTCACGGCGGCGGAAGTCGGTGCGCCCCACAAGCGCGAACGGCTGTTCATCCTCGCCATCCGCGAAGGAGACGAGTTGGCCGACCCCGCGCGCCTGCTCTGGGACCCGGTCGAGTGGCGGGAACCGGACGGAACTGCTGCGGCTCTGGCCGACGCCGAGGGCCAGCGCCAACGAGAACCGGCAGACGAAGCCCACGCCCTCTCAAGAAGCTGGGCACCATGGGATGAATCTCGCGACGACGGCCGCGATGTGGCCGACGCCGATGGCGAACGGGCGTGCCAAGCCGAGCGCGGGCAATCGCCGGTCGGCCGATCTGACCCATTCGGCGGGGCTGTGGATGACCCCGACGGCGCGGGATCACAAGGACGGGGCAACGAGCTTGGCGAATACGCCGGTGAACGGCCTGCTTGGCCGCCAGGTCCTGTTGACGCCGATGGCTGGGAGCGATACCTCCGAGCCGCGCCGGACCTTGAACCCGCTGTTCGTCGAGGCGCTGATGGGTTGGCCCACCGGGTGGACCGGCTTCGGCTCTGTGGCAACGGCGTGGTCCCCCTGGTTGCGGCGCATGCGCTGCGAACTCTGGCAGCTCAACTTCTGGCCGATGGATGAGGCAGCGGCATGAAGCAGTCCCGCCTCATGTCGCTGGTCGAGACCGCGACAAACGTCGTGGTCGGCTACGTCTTGGCCATCGCCACGCAGATCGTCGTGTTCCCGTGGTTCGGGATTGAGACGGGGCTCCCGGAGCATCTGACCATCGGCCTCGCCTTCGTCGGCGTCTCGCTGGCGCGCGGCTATCTGCTGCGACGGCTCTTCGAACGCCTGCGCGGCTGGTGACCGTTTCGCTGACAAGCGCTTGGTCGGACTGGTAGCCTTCGGGCATGTCCGAAGGCTGGCAACATATCGAGATCAACGATCTCGGGACCATCGTCGTCCTGCGTCCGATCTCGGACGAGGGGCGGGACTGGTTTGCGGAGCATGTCGGCGAACCTGAGCCGGGCGGCATCTACACCTGTGAGCCGCGCATGGCGCAGGACATCCTGCAGGCCGCCGCCCGCGATCTGCTGTCGTGGCAATGAGAAACCGCCGCCCGGTCGGGGCGGCGGCGTAGCAATCGTCTCACGGAGTCAGGCTGCCGAAAGCCTGTAGACCCGTCCGCGCCCCTCGACCTTCTCCGAGGTCACCTCGAGCCCGAGCTTCTTCTTCAGCGCCCCGGCCATCGCGCCGCGCACAGTGTGCGACTGCCAGCCCGTGGTGGCGGTGATCTCCTCGATGGTCGCGCCTTCCTGCGCGCGCAGCATGGCGATCAGCGTGGCCTGCTTCGTCCCCTCGCGCGGCGTGCGCGCCTTGGGCGCGGCTTCAGGCGCGGTCGGGGTGTCCGTCGCGGGCGCGTCGCTCGGCGCGTGGTCGACGCCCACAGGCGCGGTGTTCGTGTCCTCGGGCTCGATGCCGATGGCGGCGAGCCCTGCATCGGTGGCGACCAGTGTTGTGCCGTGCCCGTCGCCGGTTTCGCGCCACATCGGTTCGCCCTTGCGCAGGTCGGCGTCGACCTCCTGCAGGAGACCCTTGGAGAGCATCGCGCCGACCACCTTGGCGGCGGCACCGCCGCGCAGGCTCTCGGGCAGCGGCAGGGCGATGTGCTCGGGCCGCTGTGCTGCGGCGCTAAGGATCAGGGATTGGGTGTCGGAAAGCTGGGTCATCGTCGTCTCCCGTATCGGGGCGCGCGGGATGCGGGCCCTTCTACGAGGCCGAGCCCGCCAGGCGGCGGGCGGGACCGGGAGTGGGTCATCTCACTCGGCGTGTTCGCCTTCGTGGAAGGCCATATCGCTGATCTCGCGCAGCTTGGCGCGGTAGTGGTTCAGAGTGCCGACGTGGCCCCAGTGGATCTCGTCGGGGCTGGTATCGAAGTGGTCGGCGCTGAGGGTGGCGAGGCGTTCCAGCATCGCGTCGATCTCGAACTTGGCGGCGAGGAAGGCGTCGAGGGCCTTGTTCGACCGCTCCCTCGAACCGGTGGCGGGAGCGGTCTCACTGTCAGTCGCGCGGCGGGTCATCGTGGTGGCTCCGTGGTGAGTTGCATCGTTTCGTTGGAGACACGTTCGCTCTGTCCGCGATGCTCATCAACGAGATAAGCGCATGATATTGAACGATAATCGGAGCCGTCGATGCAGGGCATGAGCGAGCGCCAGTATGCCGCCCATGTCGGGCTGTCGCGGGGCGCGATCCAGAAGGCGAAGACGGCCGAGCGGCTGGTCCTCTATCCCGACGGCAGCATCGACGCGGTGGCCAGCGACGCCAGACGTGCCGAGACGACGGACCCGTCGAAGACGAGAAAGCCGCCCGCGGCGAAGCTGAAGCCTGTCCCCGAGGCGGCGGTGGCGGCCGTCGGCGACACGCTACGCGAACAGGGGCTGGCGGTTCCGGCGGTGGGCGGCGGCACGACCTTCCTGCAGGCGAAGACCGCGAACGAGGTGCTGAAGGCGCAGGAACGGCGCATCCGGCTCTCGAGGCTGAAGGGGGAGCTGATAGACCGGGTCCGGGCGCTGGCGCTGGTGTTCCGGCTGGCGCGCGAGGTGCGGGACGCGTGGGTGAACTGGCCTGCGCGCGCATCTGCGCTGATGGCGGCCGATCTGGGTGTCGAGCCAGCCGCGATGCAGAAGGTGCTGGAGAAACATGTACGCGCCCACCTCGACGAGCTTGCCGAGGTCCGGCCCGACTTCCGGTGATGAGGACCGATTTCGCGACAGCGAAACGGAAGGGTCCAGTGGACCCTTGCGAGGGACGAATGCCCGGAGCGTAAGCGCAGGGCCGGAAGATGGCCTGACCGATTTCGACGGCGCGGGCGAGATCCTGCGCGCCTGGGGCAACGGGCTGCGGCCCGATCCGGACCTGACCGTCTCGGAATGGGCGGACCGGCACCGGATGCTCTCGGGCCGCGCTTCGGCGGAACCGGGGCGATATCGGACGGCGCGCACGCCTTACATGCGCGAGATCATGGACCGGCTGTCGCCCGGCGATCCCACGCAGCGGATCGTGTTCATGAAGGCCGCACAGGTTGGGGCGACCGAGGCAGGCAACAACTGGATCGGCTTCGCGATCCACCAGGCGCCGGGTCCGATGCTGGCGGTCCAGCCCACGGTGGAACTGGCCAAGCGGAACTCGCGGCAGCGGATCGACCCGCTGATCGACGAAAGCCCGGATCTGCGGGAGCGGGTCAAACCCGCACGATCCCGCGACGCGGGCAACACGATGCTGTCCAAGGAGTTCGCGGGCGGCATCCTGATCATGACCGGCGCCAACTCGGCGGTCGGGCTCCGATCGACCCCGGCGCGGTACATCTTCCTCGACGAGGTCGACGCCTATCCGGCCTCGGCCGACGAGGAAGGCGACCCGGTCACGCTGGCCGAGGCACGGTCGCTGACCTTCGCCCATCGGCGCAAGGTGCTGCTGGTGTCGACGCCCACCATCCGGGGGCTGAGCCGGATCGAACGGGAATACGAGGTGAGCGACCAGCGCCGGTACTTCGTGCCGTGCCCGCATTGCGGCGCGATGTAA